GTCTTGTGGACTACTTTCTCCCTGACCATTTAAGCGACACACCACGATGGGCAAGTCTTGAGACTTGCTAGCTCTTTTGGTGACTTGATCGATCCATGCCTTAGGCTGGAACGCCGATCTAGCCTTAACTTCCATGTCGAACGGAACATGTGTTATATCTTTTCCAGCCCCTCGACCGATATCCGCATGTGGCCACCACTCCGAAAGGTAACGTGCGACCACTCGCTCGGTTGAGAATCCCCTGTATTTACGGCTTTGTGAGGCCATTGACCGCGTGACACTTTCTACATGACCACGCTTTGTTAGTAAGATTTACTTTTATCTCTGACACGGGTATTGAATCATTACATAAACAGCACCGAGTCATAAATGTAAATTCTTCTAAAATTGCCTGGACTTCTTTAGATCGTGCTATTTCGTCCTCTGTTGGGAATGACTCCCACTCACCATCTTGATTCTGAAACTGTAGACGTCCCATCAGACTCTCGCCTTCTGTCGTTGCCATGCGCCTTCTTTGTTGATCTCATACCAAATGACATCCTCACCCTTGGGGCATCGAGTCAGCTCGCCTGTCACAGCGTTGCGACACTTAAAATGTCCCCATGCCTTACCGGCGCCCGATTGACCAGTTTTCCAAATCATGTCGCCATGTGGGCATCTCGGGATATCCTTCTCTGTTTGGCCGCCAATGATCTCTTTCACCATCGATACAGCTTCCCCCATTGTGGGCGGCATAGTCGCTGGCTTGATAGTCCATGGATCGTCCTCTTTCACTACGGGAATGTATTCGCCCGATGTCTGTTGCATCTTGGCCTTAGTTTCGTCTATAAGTGCCACAGTCTTTTGCGCCGCACCAACTTTCGCCATCTCTTCTCGTGACGCACGCTTTCCCTTCGTCGCATATCCGGCGTTAGCAAGCGCTCGACCAATAGCACTAGTCTCACAATTTTCCAGCGCACTTGTCGCATTGACTCCGCGCCCTTGGATGGTCTCTTCTGCCAGTCCAGTAGTCCAAGGCCTGTGATCTGCCTCTGTGCGATATATAGAAGCCTCAACAATAAAACGACCAGCGGACTGATCAAGTAACTTCGTGTGAATTTGCCCATCGGGATGATCCTTCCAAAACTTGATAAGTCTTTCTTCTACTGTCTCATAATCTTCTAGGTTAAACATAAAGCTCATTCTCCTCTGTGTGTAGTTGCCCTGCTATTGCAAGATAGGCTGCAGCGTCGATGTATGTATCGACCTTTGCAGACTCCATGCTTCGTGCGAGCTTGACCAGTGCCATGCATGATGCCACTTGATAGTCAGTAACAGGCATTTGCAAGAATGCTGACCATAGGCATGCGGTTCGGGACATATTGTCCGACGGGTGTCCGTAGTCCATTCCACGATCTTGAATTGTTGCCTTTGCTTCGTTGAGGAAATCACTTGCTTTCACACTTTAACCCTTTCTTTCGATGCGTAGTAATCTCTCACAGCTTTGCGACCTTTGAGATAACCAACGCGAATGCCGACGATACGGCCTAAGTGGAAATATATGGCAGATAGCAGGATCATTACAACTGCATCGCCTAAAGATGGATCAAACATAATTGCCCTTTCTTATCGACGCCCTTCGCCGATGAGATAAGAATGACAGATGTCTAGCCTAGGTCAAGGTTATTTTGATAACGAAATGGTAACGATTCTGCATCGTCTATGTGATCATCAATCGACCGCGCTAGATCGTTATCTAGGTCGTCCATAGCGCTTGCCTGAAACCACAAATGTCCCATCCTTCTCGATGTAGATAAGATCGACTTGAACATTCTTTCCGTCCACATACATGATGGCGAAAGCCTGTTGCCAGTTAGCCGATCCCTTTGTGTAGCTTGCCTTAGAAAAGTCCATGAGGTTGCCGACTTCTACGCCATGCAGGACACGGCCTATTCGGCCCCCTGAGGCCTCTGAGAAGCTCGATCGTCCTGCCCTATGGGTATGACCCGATATGACGCTCTTTCCGTGCCTACGAGCCGCCTCAAGGGCTGAGAGACCCCCTTGTGACTTAATAGGGGTGTGATCCCCATGGACTGCAATCCAGTTAGGCGCGATGTTGTATGGCCTCTTATGGAAGGTGATGCCAAGCTCATCGAACTTCATAAACTTTTCAAAGCGTAACTCAGGCAAGGATAGGAATGAGGGAATCTTCCTCATGATCTGATTGTAAAGGCGGTCTGTGTGATTAGACCTTATGGTCTGCGTGACCTGTAAGTCGTAAAGGACTTGAACAGCTTCATCGCGATCATCTCCAAGAGTCTGTTCATAGGCCTCGGGAGTCCCTTCTGACCATTTGCTGATCGTATTGAAATCAATTTCATCGCCAATCGTCACTACCTCGTGCGGCTTGAACTTACTGATAAAGCTGGCTAGATTCTTAACTGCGTGTCGATCGTGGAAGGGAACCTGTAGGTCGCTCACTATGACAATGCGCTTCATTAATCCTCGTCGTCGTCCTCGTAGGGTATGCGATCCACTCGGTCAGGGATCGATGGCAAGATCCAGTCAGGATAGGCGCCTCGGTCTGTGATAATTGCTAGACAGAGATCGACAGCAAATCCGGCACGACGTAGAGACTTATAGAACTCATGCATAGAAATAGCGTATGCGTCAAGAGCATTGTAAGTGTCTAGGTCAATAACCTTTTTTCTTGCCATGTAAAAATTATCGCTCGAGAAGTATGTTGTAGATCTCATCGACACGCGCATGCAAGCGCTTAATTTCAGACAGCAAGTGAGTAATGACGAAGCCTGAAAGGCCGCCAACTACTGCAAGGCTGGCAAAGTAAAGGGTAAAGAAATCCGTCTGTGTCACTTTTTATTTACGCCAAAGGATGCGTCGCTAGGGTTAAGCCAGCGCAAGATGACAGGCGCTACTGCTGCAACCCCGGCCATTGCTAATGTCTTAGGATCCTGAACGCCAGCCATGTATAGCGCCAATGCAGCAGCTAAGAATGATCGAGCCCATGATGCTGCTAGTGATTTTGCTTGTTCCATTATTTGTCTCCTAGTAACGGGATATTAAAGAAAGAGCCGTCCGTATCACCTTGTTTAGTGAAAGAAAAGTGGCAATGCGCCCGATGCGGATTGCTTCCCGAATACTTTCGCCAGCGCCAGCCCATGCGAGACGATGCAATTCTTCCGTCGAAGATGATGTAGGCAATACGCTTTTCGCCTGCCTTTGCCGCGAGTCGAAGCTGATCTGCAATATCGGGCATGAGGTCGGGCTTGCCTGACTTATGAACATCTCGATCGACATCGATGGCTCTAACCACCCCTGACGATGGATCAGGATTGTGGTCAGAAGGACGCGCTGAATGACGGAGATCGCCGATCCAGCCATCGGAACGCCGATCACGATCTGGGAAGGTGTCATCAAATTGCTCGCGTAACTGTTGTCCGGCTTTAGATAGAATTGGCTTCATTAAGTGCCTCGCATTCTGCACATTCCCAACGCTTGCGATCGTTAAGTAATAATGAGTTATGGCCGCATTCTGGCATAGGCGCTATAAATGCGTCATCGATTGGATCATAGGTATATCCAACGCCAGCGTAGTTATAGCGAATGTTTCCGTTATAACTTGTTCGGATTGCTCCGTAATATTCTTCCCATGATGTAACGCCATCAATTAAATCATTTTCATCGCGACCGACAATCACTTCAGTCACGATATTGTTTTCGTCTATGTATGCGTAGTGTGCCATTATGCAAAACTCACTGTGTCTGATACGCCTGCCGCTGTTACTGTTGAAATCTTAAATCCTCCAGATGTTGCAGTCGATTGGGTTACTCCGCCCGAAAATGTAGCTGTGATTGTGTCTGGGTATTTAAGAATTACTACTCCAGAACCGCCTGCGCCAGGTGTGCCAGTACCTATCCCGACGCCGTAAGCGCCACCGCCACCGCCTCCTGTATTGGCTGTGCCGTTGCCTGCTACGCCTGCTCGGTTTCCATTACCGCCACCACCAGTTCCACCAGTTCCATCTGTTCCTCCACCGGCGCCACCGCCTCCGCCGCCGCGTGTAACTGATGATCCAGTTATAGAACTTGCAACACCTGCGCCGCCATTACCAGCAACGCCGAATCCACTTCCTGCGTTGCCATTGACTCCAACGGCACCAGCGCCACCGCCTCCGCCTGCTGCGGAAGCTACACCAAAAATGACTGTACCAGAACCGCCTGCAAAACCTTGACCGCTTGGGCTCGCTGCGCCGCCAGCGCCTGTTCCAGAAATCGAACGCGATCCACCGCCGGATCCGCCAGAAATTCCGTTACCAAACCCACCGCCAGTTGATGTTATAGATGCGAAAATAGAGTTACCGCCCGAAGCTCCGCTCGCTCCGCCAGCGCCTACTCTTAAAGAATATGAAGTCGATGTAGAAACACTTAATGCGCTTTCAAGTGCACCGCCACCGCCGGTTGCCGTGACAGTACATCGAAGGCCACCTGCACCGCCACCGCCGCCATATTCATCGGAAACCTGACCAATAAAACCTCCACCGCCTCCGGCGAGTACTAAATAATCGACGCTAAATTGACGCTTGCCATCACCTAAAAGCCCTACGATATTGTTAAGCATTAGGAAATCGCACCCACGATGTACCAAGTATCTGTGCCAGTCTTTATGCAAGCCGCTGACTTATATTGTCCGAGTGTTGGTGCAGCTGCAACTGAACCAGCTGAAAGAACTGTAGTTGTGCCCGAAGTAACGGCGGAGATTGTGCAGACTCCCACGCCTTCGTTAAGAATAGTGATAACAG